AGGCCCAGCAGGAGGCGCCCGACACGGGGATCGATGGACAGCCAGGCCAGCCCGGGCGGCAGGTGGCGCGACAGCCAGAGGGCCCAGTCCTGCTTGGTCCTGCTCATGCCCAGGTCCCCCAGGTGATGGTCCCGCGAGTCGGCAGGTGCAGCAGGCTCGTGGGCACGATCGGATCGGTCCCCGCCCCGCCCGCGACGCTCTGGAGCTGGTACGCGATCCCGGCGCGCGCCAGGGCCGCCCGGCAGTCCAGGTTCGCCAAGGTCCCTCCGGGCGAGGCCGCGGACAGGAACCAGTCGTCCAGGTACCCCTGGACCAGGGTCCGGTTCGCGGTCGTGTCGTACGAGGGGTCCAGCGCGATCGTGAACGTGATGGCCTGGCCGGTCGGCGCCGACACCGACAGCGTCTTCATGCCGGAGATCCGGCGGGCGGCCAGTGCGGCGGCGACGGTCGCGACCTGGCCCGCGGACGGGACGGGCCCGCCGGCGACGGCGAACATGATGAGGAGGACGCCGCCCTCGTTGCCCTCGCGGCCGCGACCGTAGACCCACACGCGGGACACGGCGGCGAGCGCCTCCCGGGTCCAGGTGCGCCAGTCCTCGTCCGTGCCGGCCCCGGCCGGGCGCCGGATGCGGGCCAGCAGGCGCTCGCGCAGGGCGTCGTCGTTCTCGGCCGTCTGCCCGCCCGTGATCCCGAAGAGGTCCACGAAGGCCGCGGAGCTGACCCCCGCGCCGGGCGATGCGACCGTGACGGGCGCCGCGATCGCGAGGTTGTAGTCGGTGCCCGAGGCCGCCGCCGTCATCTCGACCTCGACCAAACCCGAACCCTCGATGGTGGCCTCGGCGTCGGTGGTGTACTCCTGCCCGTCTGGACCCACGATGATGCTGCCCGCGGGCTGGACCGCACCGACGGTCCCGGACAGGAAGATGCCGCCGCCGGCAGTCGACTCCGTCGCCCGGGTGAGGCCCCAGATGCCGGCCCACCAGTCGAGGAACACGCCCGTGGCACGGAGGGGCGTGCACTGCTTGACCAGCTTGTCCACGGCCGAGTACCAGACCCACAGCAGCGCGCCCACGACCGTGGCCAGGGCGTACTCGAAGCTGCGGCGGATCCAGACCTGCGAGACGCCCTCTGCGGAGAGGTCCTGGCGGACCTGGGTGATGCTCTCGTTCCTCGTCGGCGTCGCCATGCTACAGCCCTCCCCACAGGTCCCAGGACAGCCGCACCGGGGCGCCCTGCCCCTTGATCGTCCGGTAGATCCTCACGTCCATGTCGAGCCGGTTACCGGACGGCGTGGCCGAGCAGGTGACCACCGACGCCAGGCCGTCGTCGAGCAGCCACTGGAGGGCCTCGCGCACGTACTCCTCGGCCCTCCCGGGCACGTCGGCGCCGCGGGTGCGGTACAGCAGCCACAGCCGCGAGCCGAAGCGGTCGCCGGGGACCGTGGCGTCCGAGTCACCCCACCAGCCACGCCGATCCGGCGGATCGCCGGACGGGTCCGGCAGGGCGTCGTCGGGCTCGGCCGTCCGATGGCAGAGCAGGGACAGCCACACGGCGCGCACGAGCTTTGCGCCCTCGGGCTCGCCGTCCGTCGGCAGCAGGCCGATGCTCGACCCGTCGATGGGATCGCCGCCGAGGGACACGTAGACGCTGGGCGGCAGCCACGGCACGAGGGTCTCGGTGTACGGCGCCGCGGCGTAGCACCCGATCGGTGGGGGCGCACCCCAGGCGGTCCCGTCGATGTCCGCCGTGACGCCCACGCCGAGGCCTGCAGCCAGGCATTCCGACGTGTACACGAGGCGGTAGTCGCCGCCGGCGGCGTCCGCGTATCCCGGGTCCACGGCGCGGTCGTGCGCACCCGCGGCCCACGTCTTGTTCGTGTACGTGTCGTCCGCCGGGGCCACCCCGTTCAGCGGGGCGCCGGGGCAGTTGCAGTAGTCGTGGCCGTCCGCGGTCCAGGTCGTGCGCCAGGGGTACTTGAACCCGGTGACCTGGAGGTTGCGGATCTCGAGCGTCCCGACGGTGGTGTTCGACTCGTCCAGCAGGAGGCCGTAGTCGTTCGCCAGCGCATACGCCGTCGTGCCCACGAGGTTGACGTGGTGCAGGCGCACCGTCGCCCCGACGGGGATGGTGTAGCGGTCGACGTTCCAGACCGTGACCCCGCCGCTCGCGGTGTCGGCCGAGCGCATGTCCACGAGCACCATGTCGGCGGACCCGCACCAGCCGCACTGCAGGGCTGCAGAGGCCCACGGATACACGCCCCCGAACAGCTTGACCCTGAGCATGCTGCCCGCCCAGGTGTTGCAGAGCAGGGCGGCATTGGTGCCGTCGAAGGTGGTGTCCTCGAGGACGAGGTCTTCCATCTTGGGGCAGTACCAGGCGTTGCCCGCAGTCGCGCGTGCGCTGCAGTGGTAGACGCGCACGGCCCCGGAGGACACGGCCGGCCCGCTCACTGCTACCGACGAGCCTTCCCATCGGACGCGCGTGGCCGCGAAGCCGGACGCGGCCCCGAACACCATCGCCGGGACCACGCCCCCGCCGGTCTGGGCGAGCGTGAGGAGGTGGCCCGCGGTGGCCTCGAGCACCAGGCCGGTCGTGCCGGTGCCGATCGTCAGGGGCACGGATGTCGCGTGTTCGATTCTTACGTCGGCCGTTGCGCGGAGCACCAGGTCGGCGAGCGTAGGCAGGGCGATTACATCCTCGATGGTGCCGGCCTCGTCCATGATGCCGATGTCGCCGGGCGCGCGCGCCACGTCCGCGGCCCACGCCGACGGCAGCTGGTAGTCACCGAGGCCGGACGGCCGGATGTAGCTCGTGCCCATGTCAGCTCCACGCCATGTCAAGCACGCCACCGACAACCACTACCCACGGCGCGCCAGGAATGATCTCGGTGATGATTCCCCCCGCGAACCGGGCGGTCAGGATCACGACGGGTACCGGGGGGGCTGGCAGCGGGGGCGTCCCCCGGATCGTGAGCGTGCCCGTCAGGCCCGCGGCCCCCGCCGTCCTGTAGCCGTTGGCCGAGTCCACGTGCCCCGTCTCGATGAGCAGACGGAGGCCCTTGAGCAGCGCGCCCGTGGCTCGCAGGTCGAGCCTCGACGCGTGCGCCGAGTACAGGGTGACGTCGCCCGGCGCCAGCCCCGTCGGCCGGTCGGTGTGGCCGGTCACGAGGGCGACCACGTGGTCGAACGCCCGGCCGACCGTCGCGAGCAGCGTGCGTGCGCCGAGAGGCGGGACGGCCGTCAGGCCGTAGGGCTGGAGGTGGTCAACGTCGGGGATGGGCTCGCCCTGCGCCTCCACCTGGAAGCGCTGAGTCTGGCCGGAGTCGTCCACGAGCCGAACGAACCCACGCACCAGGCCTGCCAGCCGACTGCCCATCAGTACTTCACCCCCGCGAAGAAGTCGTGACCGCCGCCGGACTTCGCCTTGTAGGCCTTCGCCTTCAGCGGCTCCGGCTGCAGGCCGTCCGGATACGCGAGCTCCAGCGCGGTCGTCGTTCCCGACTGCGCCGACTTGGACAGCGTCACCCTGGCCACGACCAGGTCATCGTCGAGGCGGTAGCGCGGGTCCACCACGTGGACGAGCTGGTTCGGTGCCCAGATCGTGCTGGTGCCGTCGGTCGGGTCCACCCGCCAGCCGTACAGGTCGGCCGTGTACCGGATGGACTTGCCCGCGCGCGTCATCGCCTCCCACAGGGCGCGGCGCTCGCAGGCCTCGCGGTTGGCCGCCCTGTCGTGGTCAATGCGCAGCGTGCGGTTTCGAAGCCCCGACCAGAGGTCCAGGACGCCGACCTCGAGGGCGAAGTCGTCGGCCGACTGTCCCCGCACGTGGTAGTGCGCATGCCGCTCGGACACGTCCCGGCGACGGCGCAGGCGCTTGAGCGGCCGCGCGCCCCGCTGCAAGGTGGCCACGGCCGTACCGGGCTGGGCCAGGCGCGTGATCTGCAAGTCCCCGGAGGGAGTCTCCAGCAGCAGCAGGCCGCGTTCGCGCGCCAGGCGCATGAC